GTTGTCATCGACCAGCCCCTCATAGTTCGCCCCCGGATTGAGGGCCGGAACATAATCCAGATCGGCATGGGATGCCGTCGCCGGGTCTGTCACCTGTTGCAGCGCGCGAAGCCCGGAATGGCGAACCGCGTTCAACTCGCGAACCGTGGTGAGCGCCTGAATGCAGGGCGAGGTGCCGTAAACGTCCCCCTCATATCGGCGCCAGTTGAAACAGGCGATCGGAAATGTCCCGAAAGACTTCTCCTTGACGACCTCTTCCTCGCTTTCGACGATGTGATACGAGACGAATTCACTGTCCAGATAGACGCGCTCGCCAGCCAGATCGTATGTCCGGCGCTCGTTTCGAGGCTGGATTGCCTGAATGATGGAGACCTTCTCCAGCGCCTTTGCCGGATCGTCCACCAGATTGCGGATCGCCTTCGGCAGCTTCTCATAGCCGACCAGTTGCGCCAGATCGCGCGCCGTACGCTCATAGCGCCGATGGAAGATATCGACCTCGCCCCACCGGTTGCGGGCGATGAAACCTTCGTTGACCGGAATCGAAGCATAGCGGATCATGGTCCCGCGAAACGCCTCTTCCGCATAGAGATAGGCCGGGCCGAACTTCACCACATTGGCATAGACCGCCTGAATGGCGGGGACGAAATTGGACGACGCCGAATAGCGGATCGAAAACAGGAAATCACGAAGCCCCTCAGCCCATTCCTTTTCCTTTTCATCCTCCTCATCATCCATCGCCGCCGTCGAGATGCCGTGCCATTTCTCGCTCTGCGGCGTGATCAGGCTTTCCAGTCCGGCGGTCAGCCGATCGACAGCCGACGTGATTGTATTGTCATAGACAAGGGCGCTGCGACGCTCCCCCCGCTCAGCCTGGTTCGACCTGTCATCACGCCCGCCGCGCCAGTTCATCGGAGGGGAATCCGGCGACACGAAGTCGGCAACGCGCTCCCAGACCGTTTCATACATGCTGCGAACGTGCTCAAGCTCGCTCTGGCGAGAGAGTATGTCACGGGCGAGTTCGGAGGTCATTCGGAAAGATACCCCATATCTCGCAAGACGCGGGTCTTCATCGCCTCAAACAATGCCAGCATCTCGGATGCTCGCATGTTGCACGCGTAGAACCGGGAGGAATAATTTCCCCCGGTATCGTCGAGACACAGCACCATCAACTTGTTGCAGGGGAATTCTTCCGCACGCAGATCCTGCACCGCATCTTCCAGGCATTCGATCGGCGACAACAGACTGTTGTCATTGTCGCGCGCCGCGCGCAGCGCGTTGATGGAACGAACGTCGCTCATTGACCGAGGAGCACCTTCTTCTGCCCGGCCACATCGGATGGCGACAGATCGGACTTTATCGTCGCGGCGCGGCCGGACATCTGCCGAAGGCGATCCGCCTCCTGCCGCTCGCGCAGTTTGATCGCATCGGAATCCGGCGTGGGTGTAGCCGGAAGCGGCTTGGGTTCCGGGATTTTCGGAGAAGAGAAGCACATCAGCGCGTCCAATCGTAGAGCTTGAAGGTTTCCCCGCCGCGCCCATAGCCCGGCAGATCGCAGCGTTCCGCCGCGCCCATCAGTTTGAGCCAGCGACAGGCCATGACGTTCGTCGCCATTGCCCGCGCTTCCATTCGTGTTGCCGAGGTCGCGAGAATATCCGGCGTCATCACGCGGCGGACATGGCGGGTCACGGCGGGAATCGCGTTGCCGATGCGAGCCGTCCCGAAGCTCCATGCCGTCCAGAGGTGATCCCCCAGAAGACGGCACGCCCCGAAGGCGCATTCCGGGTTCCCGTCGACCAGGGCGACGTAGGCGTGGTCCCGCAAGTGAGCCAGCGCCAGATCCATGTAGTGGACCGGCCCAAGCTGTGCCTCGCATTCGGCGCGATCTTCCGGCCGCATGTTCGCCGCAATATAGGACAGGTCGCGGAAGGACGCCGGGGCGATTTCTGTCCGCACTTACCAGCCGGTCCTTACGCAGCGGCGACGGCAGCCCCGAGAAGCACGCGAAGCCAGTTTGTCCCGTCTGAATAGGCCAGGCACGGGGACCCGGCCGCGCCATTCGAGACATAAATCATCTTGCCTTCATTCGCCGCCGCATCCGGGACGGTCGCGACCGTGAAGCCGTCGAGCGTCTGGAGGTCTTCCATCGCCGCATTGATTGCCGCAGTGCCGGTCTTGCCGCGCGCGAGGACAGGGGTCAGTGCCATGAGATTATCTCCACATTGAAAGGGGGTCTGCGTTACCGCGCGCCTTTTCCTTGCCGCGCTTCTTCACGATCTGTCTGGCCAGGCTCCGGTCCCGGTGAAACCACGCCATGATCACCGCATCGGCTTCGTCAGTCGACGACCCGAGCCGCTTGCGGATGTCATCCTTGCTCTCGACAACGATCGACTTGCCGCGCAACTTCCATGTCGGCGCGGTCAGTTGCGCCTGCAATCGCGGATCGGGCGGCAGCTCGATAGTCGGCTCCGCGCTGGGATCAAGTTCCTCGCGCAGCCGCCACCAGCTCTCGGCCCGGCAATTCAGAAATTCGAGTTTTCCGTCCTTCGTCCTTGCCTGCGAACCAGCCGAGGCAATGAACGCTTCCGCCGCGATTTCATGGTGCGTCTTGAGATGATCGCGAACCGAACCACCCCATCCGCCGGTCAGATCAATCGTGATCCCGCATTCGTTGCGGCGATGCGCGAGGATCATCAGCGCCACAGATGGCCCGTCCGGCGTGTCCTTGCCCTTCTCCCGGACAATATTGTCCACACGAACGCCATAGATCGGCGCGATCGTCGTCGCGTCAGGACCGCCCTGCGCAACGTCCACGCCCATGTGAAGCATCGGCCCTTTCGGCTTGTCCCTGTTCTTGCGCCACCTGTCCTGCGCCAGCAAAACCCATTCGGTCGGAATGACCTGATAGGGGTCGTCCGTCCGGCCTGCGAGGAAGTCGCCATAAAGCAGTTGGGAGCGCAACGGCTCGGGCATCGCGTTGATCTGCGCCCGGTAGTTCGTATCCCTCAGATACAGGTTGTCATCCAGCTTCGACGGGATAAAGGTCCGCGAAAGCGCTTCATATTCCACACCGTCGATGACGTGCTTTCCAGGCCCATCGGCCCAGACCGTGCGGATTTCGTTCGCGTCGCCCACCGTAACAGCCCAGCGCAATTCGCCGGGTTCCGCCGTATTTCCGAACGCGGGATCGATCCAGGGCGCGAACCATTCCACCAGCCACTGACCATCACCACCCATCGGCGGGTTCGAGGCGATAACAGCACGACAGCGCCGCCCCGATGCCGATCGCAGCCAGCCCAGGACGAAGTTGACCTTGTAGGCCGTGAGCTGCGCACCCTCGTCAAAGCCGATGAAGTCATGCGGCCGGCCTTGCCACGATCGTTCCGAGCCGGGGTTTTCCAGATGCCCGCATTCAATCAGCCGGTCATCATCGGTGATGACGCGCTTCTTGACACTATCGGCCCGCTGGTTGTCCTGGCTGATTTCCATCAGCCGGTCCCAGAAGCCATCAAGATCGTTCGATTGGCGCCGGAAGATAACAGAGCGCTCGTGCTCCATGAGCGCGAGGCCACAGAGAAGATCCGTCTTGCCGCCACCCGCAGCCCCGCCATACAGAAGCAAATCGGCATCCGAGAAATAGCCGCCAGTCTGCGGCCCAGCCTGTGGCAGCCACTTTGCCGTCAGCTCCTTCGCAAGTGTGCGATCCAGATCGGCTTTGTCGGAGTCCGACATGCCGGCAAGAAGGTCTCGAAGGTCGGCTAGGGTGTCCATTTCAACCTACGATTGGCATTAACCGGGGAAAGGATGTCATTTTTGCCCTGCGAACCACCGCGTTGACATACCCTAGGTTGCGTCAATCGTTGCCACCCGCCCGCTTCGCCTTCGTCGCCAAAAAAGCTATTGCCTTGGCGCGGTCGATGTCGCTCACGTCGCGGGTCTCGATCGGCTTGTCTCCGCCCTCGTGGACGTTTGTCACCTTGTCGCCGTACTTCTTCGGCTGAAGCTTGGCCGCCATCCATTGCCGGGTCGAGACGCGCAAAGCCGAGCGGCGAAGGGCTTCCCCGTTCTCGCGCCAGCCTAGAGACTGGCCATCCGGCCCCTTGCGCTCCATCCAGTCATTGTCGCCATCGTCCGCGATATCAAGCATTTCATCGAAGATCGCATCGGCCTGAGATTCCCGCGCGCGCGCATACCTGGTCGCGAATTCGTCGT